CAACATCTTTTCTTTTGCTGTCATCATCTCTCAAATCTTGAACAGTAACACCATTGATAATTTTCTGTGCTTGTTCAATAGACTTGGAAAGTTTTGGACAGTCCGAAAGAAGATTGCTTTCGAGTACATCGCCAAAGACATCTAATTGGTCTTTCAAGATAGGCAACAATGTATCTCTGAAAGGTGCAGACTTTTTATCTTTAGGATTGTACGCATTACATTTAGCAATGGTATTTTCCAAGACTTGAGATAAACCCTCCATCTGATTTCTTGCATAGTTAGATTTAAAATCAGAAATTTTTCTTTTCTGAGAAGAAACAATTTTCGACATCAACTGAGATTGTGTCGGTTTCTTCCAAGTAGAATAATGGTCATCTTGATTGTGTCTCTCATCAAATACAGAGTTATCCAAATCTTCAGAAATGTTTGGTGCTTGAGACCAATCTGCTCTGAGATGGAAGATACCTTGTTTCCAAGTCCTCCCATCTTCACCCTCAAAGAGTTTCCAACCATTGTGATACGCAACAGAATTATCTAACTCTTTTTGGGTCAGAGGTCTATCAGCAAAATCATTTGGGTCAGGATAAAGACTTTGTTCAAATCTTCCTCCCAACTCTGCCTTTGCTTCATTGACATGGTCTGTCCAATCATTGATAAGTTTCTGCACCATCTTGTTGTAGTCATCCTTTAATGATTCCCACTCAACATTTACTCTGTCGAAATGAGCAGTCAGGACAAAAAGATGTTTCCCTTTTTCATTTGGATTATCAAATGGAAAAGTAAATCTCTCGATAGCATGATGAAAGTTTCTCACTCTATCTGAGAATGCATTGATAACTTTTTGGTTAATAATGTGCTTAGAAACATTGAACCATTTTTCGTTAGCTTGGAAATTCTGTCCAACGAAATTTTCTACCTCTTTGTCTCTATGCTTGAACGATGGTTTAGTGTGCGTCACTTTTAGTAGTCCTCCTAAATCAGCAAGTGATGTATTCGGATTATCAATGTCGACACCTTGTGAGTATGCTTTTACCTTAGGCATAATATTTTCTCCTTTCGATTAAAGATGGTTAACAAGTTTTAGGTCAGTAAAAGTTTTAGTCTCTTTCAACTCAGGTCTCTTGCTTACCAATGCGGTAGCAAAGAAACTTTCATATTCAGATTGCTCAAACTTACCAAGATAGACTAAAGCATTTTTGAAATCTTTTTCGCTCTTAACTTTATTAGCAAGACCGAAAGTAATTAATGCTCTACATCCATCCTCACCCTCTTCGATAACTCGAACCTCATCAGGGTTTTTAATTATCTCTGAGACCGATGGTAATTTTTTTACTAACTTTAGAAAAGTACTGAATGCTGTACCAACTTCATCACCAACAACTGATGAAAGAATATCCTTATCAGAAATTCCTACATCTTTGTACAAACCATTTTTGATGTTGTGATATTCATCAGACATCATAGTGATTGTTCTCGGTGTTGAACCAATGTCATTTCTGTCTGCGTCATGCAATGTGCAGAGCATTCTGTTATCAGCTTTAATGAAAGCCATGACATGAGGATGAACATCATTAGCACTTGCCCATTTAATCCAAGAACCCGCATCAACCTCAACATTAAATTTATTTGTAATTCTATCTGTTAAAGTTTTGAGAACCGCATTCGCTCCCGCATGGTCTTGAACTCTGTTGTAAGCACAAATGATAGACCAATCTTTTGGTAAGTGATAACCATTGACACTTCTTTGTCTGATAAGAGCCATCAGTAACTTTTGAACATCCGCATCACCTTGAGATAATTCATCAACAAAGAGAATGCCTTTTCCCTTTCTCGGTAGTAACTCAAGATTGAATGCATAATTCAATTCAGTCTTGTCAGCATTCGGAGTCGGTATCGCAAGGTCAGATGCTGTAACATTTGAACATTGGATAATTGAAAATCCTAACTGCTTGTCAGATGGGTCAGTAGTCTCGACAAATTCAAGACCCAATCTTTCAGCATATTCTTTTGATGCTTGAACAATTGATTCTGATTTACCGACACCTGCACCGCCTTGTAGACCGACAACAGTTTTGAATGCTCCAACTTTACCATTGGTATGGTCAGCTAGTAATGATGCTAAGATTTTATTCTTAGCTAACTCGATATTGATTGTAATAATATTTTTCATAATTAATCCTTTATAAAAAGTTTGAAAGTAAATATTCCGAATAGAATATTTATAGATTGATACATTCAACCTATACAAGAAAATGAAATGGGGTCAGCACACATTCCGCTAACCCCAATTCAAATTTGTTTCGTCTTTTTGTTTTTGACATAGCGGACTATTATTCTTCTATGAAAGATGTATTTACCATCGAGGTCAAGACAGTCTCAGTTTATTGTCTCCGAGACTCTGCGTATGCAGTCATCAGTAGGTCAACCTCATTTTCTTTATAGACGCTAGTCACAACTCTTCTCGAGCATTACACCTCCATCCATATTGGTTAGGGAAAGTACTCCCTCTTTTTACGATATATTCAAAAACGATTTTCGCTTTCTGCAATTCAACCCACACTCAAAACATCTATCTCAGGGTCTCTATCGGAACAGCACAAGTACTGTTTCCTCCCTAGTGTGACTGACTGCCATCTCTCATTCTTGGACTTTCTATGTTCTGAGAGCCGTAGTAGTTATCTCTCAATGCGTCAGTAAAATTATAAGACCATTTCTAGTACATATAGTCAATAAATAGTTAACGAATTAGTAAGAAATATTGTCGGACATTTTTAAATATTCTGTATGGAATAGTTAACCCTGTAATACTGCTTGTGTACTGTATTCCCTTTAGTATATTTTTAAATCAACAAAGAGGTACTCCATGTCCAAAGATAAAGATGATGAAAATAAATTTACTCCAAGAATAATTGATGGTGGAAAATTACATCAGAAAGAATCGAAGAAGAAAAAACAACTCACTCCGAAACAGGAACAGTTTTGTAAGGGAATAGTTTTTGACAAACTGTCGGCAAGTGAAAGTTATAGACAGGCATATTCAACCGACAACATGAAACCATCTTCAGTTTGGACTGAGTCATCGAAGTTACTTTCCAACCCTATGGTCTCCTCAAGGATTGAATCCTTAAAGGCACAGATTGAGGTACAAGAATTATCTTCTTCACTCTCTGAGAGAGAGAAAATAATTTCGCACCTTTGGGATATGGCAGAGCAAGAAGAAGTGTCAGATAGCACAAGGGTTAGGTCACTAGAGTTACTTGGAAAGACGATAGGTCTATTCTCAGACAAAGTAGAAATAACCGAGAGCAAGAGTCAGGAAGAATTAGAAAAAGAGTTAAAGGACAAACTCATTGCTCTATCACAAACCATCAAATCATAATTTATTAATGCGTCAGAAAAACGACTAAGTAAACCTTATGGATTTTCTGATAGCCAATACCCCACACCCCCCTTTGACAAACTGCATGAGCATATCACCCCCACACCATTTTGCTCAAACAATCATGTAATTTTCATATTAACGATCTTTTTTTATGCAATACATTATGTAAACTGCAATTAATACTGCAATTCCTAATACATCGAATAAATTAATCGTCATTTAGTTAGATAAAAAGTATAAAGCTATCAAAAGTAACGCTAAAACTACCCCTGCAACCCCATATGGAGGTTTTTGATGTACCACCTTAGGTGTTTTTTTAGTAATTTTTGGTTTTTTTACTGTTTTCTTAGCTTTTTTCTTAGGTTTTTCATACGCTTCATTTATATCTGGCGTATTTGGATCATCCTTGATGTAATGTCCTTTTTTATTTCTTGCTCTTTTTCTTTTTTCTGCCATTTTTTGCTCCTTTTTTAGTTTTCTTGGCTTCAGATAGGGCAATAGCTACTGCTTGCTTGCCTTTATATCCTTCTTTACGGAGCTTGCGGATGTTACTGCTAATGGTTTTTTTATTTTTTCCCTTTTTTAGCGGCATTTTACTTTCCTTTTTGCAACTCCCTAAAGTATAATCTAAAATAGATAGAATCTAGTAGATAGAATCTAGTTTAGAAAGTAATTAGATAGAATCTATATAGATACTATCTATAGAAGAATATACTCTTGTTTGATTTTTTGGTCAATAACGAGTTTCGCTGAAGATCGTAGCTAGGGGATGCCTTTAAGACTAATGATTCGATGCGAGGAAGTCCTAGAACACCCTCCCTTGTTTTAGGACTTCCAAAATGTTACGAACAATGCTACTAATTTATTAGACAGGGAGGTCTAATGATTAATTTTCCAGAAAAGAAGTATAATATTATCTATGCAGACCCTGCTTGGACTTATAAGGTTTGGTCAGGTAAAGGCAAAGAAAAGAAATCAGCAGAAAACCATTACGATTGTATGGATGATGATGATATTTTTAATTTACCTGTAGAAACAATTGCTGAAAAAGACTGTGTTTTGTTTTTATGGGTAACCTACCCCCTATTGGTTCAGGGATTAGAAACAATAAACAAGTGGGGGTTTACATATAAAACTTGTGGCTTTAGTTGGATAAAGAAAAATAAAAAGGCGGACAGTTTGTTTTGGGGTCTAGGGCATTGGACTAGAGCAAACAATGAAATCTGTTTACTAGCTACAAAAGGAAAACCAAAAAGAGTGTCTAAATCTGTGCATCAGGTTGTATATGAACCCCTAAGGGAACATTCAAGAAAACCTGATTGTGTACGAGAACGCATAGTAGAGTTGTGCGGAGATTTGCCAAGAATAGAATTATTTGCTAGAGAAGAAGTAAGTGGTTGGGATTGTTGGGGAAATGAAGTCAATAAGGGAGAAAACAATGGCTAAAAAATTGATAGAAGGTAAAACAAGAAAATCTAAAACTAAAAAGATGTCTCATACAGGAGGTAATTCAAGACCTCTTGCTGATAAAGTAAGGTGGGATGGAGAAAAATGGGTAAGTAAAATGTTAGCAATGGAGAGTAGAATTGCGTAAAACAAAAATACCTAGATGGAAATCTGAACTATCTTCTTATTTTAAAAATGGAAAAAAATCTAAAATGAAAGTAACTCTTCCACAGTATAGTTTTATGTCAAAAAAGGAACACAATGAAAAAACCAAATAAAGTTACAATAACATTTAATCCTGATCATGAAGGAGTTTATTTGTTGTTAGGTATAGATGATGATTTTCATAAAATATATATTTCTGAACAGCAACATGGTAACATATTACAATCATGCGTAGATTCGTATTTTAAAAAAAAATCTATTGCTTTGTTGAATGATGCTATAAAAATAGAAAAGGATTCTGAAAAACTTCTTGAGAAGACAGAAAGAATGCTTAGAGTAATGAAACATATTTAAAGGGAACATTATGGCTAAAAAGAAAACAAAAAAGAAAAAGGGAGCTACTCCTACTAACCCATCATTATATTCAAGAGTAAAGTCAGAAGCGAAAAAAAAGTTTAAAGTTTATCCTTCAGCTTATGCTAATGGATGGTTAGTTAGAGAGTATAAAAAGCGTGGTGGTGGTTATAAGTAATGGCTAAACCCACTGGAGGATTAACCGCTTGGTTCGGAAAAGGTTCTAAAGGAGATTGGGTAGATATTGGTGCACCCAAGAAAAAAGGAAAATATCAATCATGTGGAAGAAAATCTGCTAAGAAAAGCAAAAGAGCTTATCCAAAATGTGTTCCTAGATCAAAAGCAAAAACTATGACTAAAGCACAAAAGAAAAGTGCAGTATCTAGGAAAAGAGCAAAACCACAAGGTGTTGGAGGTAAACCAACAAATGTAAAGACAATAGCCAAAAAAAAGACTAGAAGAAAAAGGAAGAAGAAATAATGGCTAGAAATTATAAAAAAGAATATAAGAATTATCAGGGTACTGATAAACAAAAGAAGCGTAGAGCTTCTCGTAATACAGCTAGGAATAGAGCATTAAAGAGCGGTAAAGTCCGAAAAGGTGATGGTAAAGATATACATCACAAAGATGGAAACCCTAAAAACAATTCAAAAAAGAACTTAGCTGTTAAAAAGAAAAGTAAAAACAGGTCTTTTGCTAGAACTAAAAATGCTAGGAAAAAGAAAAGATGAGTTTAAATATTGATGTAAATAATGTTTTATCTAATTTAAATAATTATTCTCCAGACCAAAAAAAAGAATTATTAAATTTATTAGAAGAGTATGAAAAATCAAAAACTAATTCTGCGTGTAAAGAAAACTTTTTATCTTTTGTTAAAGAGATGTGGCCCGCATTCATAAATGGAAACCATCACAAAATTATGGCAGATGCTTTTAAAGATGTTGTTGACGGCAAACTTAAAAGATTAATTATCAATATGCCACCTAGACATACAAAGTCTGAGTTTGCTAGTTATCTTTTACCTGCATGGTTTTTAGGAAATTATCCTGATAAAAAAGTTATTCAAACAGCTCATACAGCAGAACTTGCCGTAGGTTTTGGTCGTAAAGTTAGAAACTTAGTTGGAGATAAAGATTATCAAAATGTTTTTGGCGAAGTTAAGTTGCAAGCAGATAGCAAAGCTGCGGGTCGATGGAATACAAATCACAAAGGAGAATATTTTGCGATTGGTGTTGGTGGTGCTGTTACAGGTAAAGGTGCTGACCTTCTTATTATTGATGACCCTCATTCTGAACAAGAAGGTGCTTCCGCAGATGTAAATGTATTTAATAAAACATATGAATGGTATACATCAGGACCAAGACAAAGACTTCAGCCAGGTGGAGCTATTGTTATTGTTATGACACGATGGCATCAAAGAGATTTAACAGGTCAAATTATCGATGCAAGTATTAAAAGAGGTGGAGCAGATGAATGGAAAGTTATTGAATTACCTGCAATAATGCCGTCAGGTAATCCTCTTTGGCCCGAATTTTGGTCTCAAACAGAATTAGATGCTTTAAAAGCTGAACTTCCTGTTTCTAAATGGTCTGCTCAGTATCAACAAGACCCTACTTCAGAAGAAGGTGCTTTAATTAAAAGAGAATGGTGGAGAATATGGGAACACGAATCACCACCTAATTGTGAATTTATTATTCAATCTTGGGATACAGCTTTCTTAAAAACAGAAAGAGCAGACTATTCTGCTTGTACAACATGGGGTGTTTTTTATGCAGAAGATGAATTTGATGGAGCACTAGCACCACAATTAATTTTATTAGATGCTTATAAAGAACGATTAGAATTTCCAGAATTAAAAGCAAAAGCACTTGAAATGTACAAAGCATATCAACCTGATGCTTTTGTAGTTGAAGGTAAAGCGGCAGGTATGCCATTAATATTTGAATTGCGTTCTATGGGAATTCCAGTTACAGAGTATACACCAAGCAGAGGAAATGATAAGATAGCTCGTGTAAATGCGGTTGCAGACTTGTTTGCTTCTGGTGTAGTATGGTGTCCAGAAACAAGATGGGCAGAAGAAGTCGTTGAAGAATTTGCGGCTTTTCCGAATGCAGAGCATGATGACCTTGTAGACAGTAGTACACAAGCGTTATCAAGATTTAGACAGGGAGGGTTTATTAGTCTGTTTAGTGATGAGATTGATGAGCCATATGATGAAAGAAAAAGAGCGGAGTATTATTAATGGCAATTGAAAAAACAGCAACACCTAATGATCCAGATAAAGTTGTTAATGGAGTAGCAGCTGAAATTGAAATAGAAGTGCAAGCACCAATTGAAGAAGAAGGAATGATTATTGAATTTGGTGATTCTCCTTCTGGTCTTGAATCAGGATTTGGTGAAAACTTAGCAGAATTAATAGATGATGATAAATTAGATTTATTAGGCGGTGAATTATATGAGCATTTTCTTGCTGATAAAGAATCACGATCAGAATGGGAAGATACCTATATTAAAGGATTAGATCAGTTAGGATTAACTGTTGATGACAGAACAGAACCTTGGCCCGGTGCTTGTGGTGTTTTTCATCCAATGTTATCTGAAGCTGTAATAAAGTTCCAATCTCAGGCAATATCAGAAATATTTCCTGCTGAAGGACCAGTTAAAACAAAAATTGTTGGTATAATAGACGAAGAAAAAGAAAAACAATCACATCGTATAAAAGATTATATGAATTATTTACTAACAGAAAAAATGGTTGAGTATCGAACTGAAACTGAAAAGTTGCTCTTTTCCCTCCCCCTCGCAGGATCAGCTTTCCGTAAAGTTTATTATGACTCAAACATGGGGAGACCTTGCTCCATATTCGTGCCAGCAGAAGATTTTGTTGTTAGTTACGGAGCAAGTGACCTCCTTACTTGCGAAAGAGCAACCCATGTAATGAAAAAAACAGAAAACGAAATTAAAAAATTAATGTATTCTGGATTTTTTAAAGATTGTGAATTACCTAGCCCTGAACCTGATATCGATGAAATAACCGATAAATATAACCAACTTACAGGAGAAAGCTCTACATCTTACGATAATGATGGAAGGCATACTATTCTTGAAATGCAAGTAGACCTTGATTTAGAAGGTTTTGAAGATATGGCAAATGGTGAACCTACAGGAATAGCTTTGCCGTATATTGTTACTTTTGACCGATCAAGTACAAAAATATTATCTATTAGAAGAAATTATGAAGAAAATGATCCTTTGAAAAAAAGAAGGCAACATTTTGTTCATTATCAATACTTACCTGGCATTGGTTTTTATGGCTTTGGTTTAATACATATGATTGGTGGGTTAAGTAAATCTGCAACATCTTTATTAAGGCAACTAATAGATGCAGGCACATTATCGAATTTGCCAGGTGGATTAAAAACAAGAGGATTAAGAATTAAAGGTGATGATACTCCGATTATGCCAGGTGAATTTAGAGATGTAGATGTGCCAGGCGGAACAATTGCAGAAAACATTTCTTTCTTACCTTACAAAGAACCAAGTCAAGTTCTTTACTCATTGCTTACAACAATAGTTGATGAAGGTAGAAGATTTGCAAGTTTAGGCGATTTAAAAATTGCTGACATGAATAATGAAGCTCCTGTCGGAACTACACTTGCTTTAATGGAAAGACAAATGAAAGTTATGAGTGCTATACAATCACGACTTCATGCGTCAATGCATAAAGAATTCAATATCTTAACAGAAATAATAAGAAAATTTACTGCACCTGAATATCCATATGCAGAAGACCCTAATACTTTTATTAAATCAGAAGACTTTGATAAAAGAGTTGATGTAATACCTGTAAGTAATCCAAACGCAGCAACAATGTCGCAAAGAATTATGCAGTATCAAGCCGCACTTCAGTTAGCTACACAATCACCTGAAATGTATGATATGCCTGAATTACATAGACAAATGTTAGAAGTTTTAGGAATTGAAAATGTAGATAAGGTTATACCTCATAAAGATGATATTAAACCTTGTGACCCTGTTCTTGAAAATATGAATATGGTTAATAATGAACCTGTAAAAGCATTTGAATATCAAGATCATGAAGCACATATTGCTGTTCATATGGCGGGAATGCAAGACCCTGAACTCGCTCAAATGGTTGAAAAAAGTCCATCAGCAGATTCTATTTTTATGGCAGCAGAAGCTCATATTAGAGAACATTTAGCTTTTCAATATAGAGATGATATTGAAAAAGAATTGGGATCACCATTACCTCCTCTTGGAGAACCATTACCGCCTGATGTTGAGAAAAGATTATCAGACCTTGTTGCACAAGCTGCTGAAAAATTATCATTGCGTAAACAAGCTGAAATGCAACAACAAAAAGCTATGGAACAAATGCAAGACCCAATTATACAACAAAGAAATAGAGAGCTTGATATACAAGAAGGCGAGTTAATAAGAAAAGCTGAAGCAGATAAAGCTAAAGCATCTATTAACCAACAAAAAATTAAATCTGATGTATTAAAACAAGTAATGAAACTTCAATCAGATCAAAAAATAGAAGGTGCAGAACTTGGTGTAAGAATAGGAGAAGCGTTACTTGAAGCATCAATTAAAGATGGTGATGCTGATTCACAAGATTTTGTTGAAGGTGTTAAACTTGCAATAGAAATACAAAAAGAGTTGCATAATCAAAAAATTGGAAGTAAATTATAAAAAAATTTATAAAAGGGATAGAAATGAAAAATTTAACGATATTGATATTACCATTATTTTTAATGGCTTGTGGATCATCTAGGATAATGCTTAATGCAGATATTCCTCAAGACACAGAAATAACAATCGAAATTTCAA